CTGGCTGTTAATACTTCATCTTCTGTAGGTGCGTTTTTAATTAGTTTAGGCATGATCATTCTCCACAGCAAATACGCCTGTTTCATCTACTATATAATAGGTCTTACCATTATAGGGCTGTGGTGCTGTGTTGTTCCAACTGATGCTTACACGATCACCCATACAGACATCAATCTTAACTTGACTGCCTATGCTTAATACTTGTGCCATGGGATTTGGTTCGGCTTGGTTGCTGATAAAAATACCGCCTGCTGATGTTTGTTCTCTTTCAACTCTTTCAACAATGAGTTTTGTTCCTACTGCTTTTAACATTTTACGTTTCCTTTGCTATGATTCTTTTGTAGGCAATGCCCCCACGAACTGTGAATCCTAATCGTTCATGTAGTTTGAGAAAAGTCTTTTGATCTTCACGGATTGATGTTGATACTAGTACAGGGATACCACAGGCCTGTGCCCATGTTTCCCAATACCATATCATTTGCACTAATATATGTATGCGTTTGGTGCCTGTGAGTGTTAAATCTGTGTGTGCCATACGTGCTTCGGCCATTTCGTCATTTGAATAAGGTGTGCGGTGCCCACGGCCTAGCCATGAATAGGCTAATAATTTGTTATTAGTTTTATCACGACATACTAACAATTGTTCATGTGATAGATTATGTCGTTGGTGACTGGTGGCAATGTCTAGTGCATACTTGTAGCCTGGATGATTCATTGTAAACAGTGTATCCATTTCACGTTCAAAATGCGTTTTGGCCATAGAATATATGTCCTCAATATCTGCATATTGAGCATAGTCCCATGTCCAAGGATCATCAAGCGTAGGCTGAAGTTTTTTGTATAGCGGGTTCATCATTACTGTCCTTTACATTTCTTAGATATAGATGTGCTGGATTACAGCATAAGTTGTTGTTACAACTATGGCGCACATCATCTTCTGTGTAGATCTCTCGGCCCAATTTTAATCGCATGGCAACACGATGGACCACGGTCATTTTGCGTATCCCCTCATCGTTTAGATAACCAATCATACCATAACCCTGTGCATGTTTGGGACCTTGCCATTCCAAACAACCTGTGGGGGTGGGCGTGAGATTATTGCGATATTTGGTTAGGTTAACAAATATGCCACCTACTCGTGTATAACGTTTCCATTTCTTTTCTGGGTTCATTACAAGACCTTTCTAAAGTTATTTATTATTTTTATTTATTTTAATGTAAATGGCCTTTATTAGCAAGTGATTTATTTGCCATACTAAATAAAATTGTAGACAGCGGTTTTCTTATCTCCCTTAGTCCATGTTGCTGTCTATCTATCCAGAGTCTCTTTTGTTAGCGGCAAACTGTCAATCTTGGTCCTGGATAGGGTTTTCTAAAACTTGTTAATCAAAAAATCATTTTTGAGCCCTACTCGCAATGAGTGGGGCTTTTTTATGGATAAAATAAAATGTTGACAAAATGCTAAATATAATTTATAATAAACGCATGTTAACAAAATAGGAGGATAACATGATAACTGAAAAACAAATTGATAGAATAGTAGAAGCAATTGAAAGTGTTGCTACAGAAGTAGCAGATAACAGCATTCATAGTTTAGCAGTAGATGACTATAATTTGATATCGAATATTTGGGAAGCATTAGATTCAATAGCCAATACACTTAAAAAGATAGAAGCAAAGATGTAAAAATGGCAGTAGGGTGTAACAGCCCTACCCTTAAAATAATCGTTTTTAACCGGTTATTAAATAAAAAACATAAATAACATTGCCGCTAAAGAAAGGACTTGATATGAACCAAGATCAAATATATGCTCTATACTATGATTATGCTGATGAAAGGCATTACTTCTATGTTGGACGCACTAACGACCCTAAACGCAGATTAAGCGAACACAGGGCAAATGTAAAGAATAAAACACACAAGGAAGATGTATATCAATACATCCGTGACTATAGACAGCCCAACGGCATAGACCTATGGGATATGGAGGTACTTTGGAGTCAGCCCAATAGCAGTGCTGAAGACTGCGAAGATTTTTGGGTAGTGTTATTGATACGTGCTAAACATAAACTAATGAATATGAAACGTGGAGACCTGCACCGCATCGCATTAGAAACATTATCTAAGCATCCAGGTGAGTTTACAGATGTAGATGAGTTTGTTGAATTTAAGCAACGTGTTGAGCGTGAGCAAGCAGAGCAATTGGCTTATGAACGCAGTGATAAGTTGAGGAGTTCTGTGTTAGATGAAACGCCAATGGATCCAGTACTGCGTGAAATGATACAGAATAACGCTGAACTATTTCGTAAAGCCAATGAAGCACATAGACTACGCGAACAGAAGAAGGAAGCACGTGCCATAGCCAACGCTAGAGAAAAAGAAGAATGGTTAAAAAGTTTAAGGAAATGAAATGGATACAGATACAGTATTAGAAAAAATAAGAAATCAGATTTTGGAAAAACAAAAGAATTATAAAATAGTACATTTTTTAAATGATAATAATTTAATTCCTTTAATTGAAAATAATTTGTTTTCAAAAAATGAATTAGATGCTTTACATAAAAAATTAGAATATTTGTATGAAATAGAAGACGCTTGGTTAAATTGGTTTAGATCATTTGACGAAGATATGTTTGGAGAATCTAAAAAATTATTATTAGAAGAGGAAGAAGAATTATTTCATCCATTGTATCCTTTTAAGGTTTTTTTAATTTTAGATATAAAGAAACATGAAAAGTTAATTGATTATCTTACATTATATCAGTTGGGTAATATAGTTGTAAGACCTTTTTATTATAAAGATGAAGATGGATGTATTAGACAAGACGTATTAGATTTTAGGAGATAACCGATGACATTAACAGTAGTAACTGCAGAACAGAGCAGTCATAATGAACAAGCAATAGACATAGCCAAAGCCCGACACATAGCAGGTACTCCTACAGCATTTGGGGAACTAATGAGTGTGTTGGATCACGCATCATTGACCTTACATGATCGTAGAGAAATTGCTATTTTATACGGGATGGACAGTAAAGATGTTACTGCGGCTGTCAAAGGCTACATGAAAAACAACGGACTCCGTACCGCCCTGGGCAGTGTACCTAAAGATCAATATGAATTTGTAGATGCTCTATTAGACAAGTGGCAAACTAATATGACCTTCCAGGGCATGTTTACTATAGACACACCCTATGATTTGGACGGTCGTCCAACTACCAAAGATGAGTTGTCTGTATTAAGCACCAAAGATCAAATTAAGGTAATGTATGGCGATCCTAAAAACTTAACATTAAAAACTATGTTGGGTGAGGTTATATTCCAAAACACAAAATTAGGCTTAACTTTCAACGAGAAAGAAATAACCAACGCATTAGAAAGATGGGTTAAACGTAAGAAAGATGATATCAGCAGTAGTATGATCAGTGAAGTTGTCTATGAAGGCATAGTATTTGAAGAAATGGTAGAGCCTGAATGGGATAAGTTTATTGCGGCTATTACCAATACCAATGCGGAAGAGACTAAAACGGTACTGAAACACTTTATCTGGCAGGTTAAACGCAAGATGTTTGGTTTGCCCGTTACATACCATATGATGCCGGTGTTCTTCGGTCCGCAAGAAGCAGGTAAGAGCACGGTGGTCCGTGATTTCCTATGTAAGCCTATCAAGGATTTTTTTGCTTCAACGGACTTTGCTACTATTACAGATAATAGAAGCCACGATATTTGGGACAACTATGTGTTATTCTTTGATGAGATGGGGCGTAGTGCTGTCAGCCACTTGGAAGACATTAAACGTAAGATAACTGAAGATACGTTCAATAGTCGTGTGTTAGGCAAAAATGCTGACACACTGGTAGTGAATAGGGCAACTTTTATTGGAACTACCAATAAAGATATTTCAAGATTGATTTTTGATGACACAGGTATGCGACGCTTTTATCAGGTTGATTGCTTGCCCAAGTTAGATTGGGCAGTGACACAAAGTATAGATTATTTGCGTCTTTGGAAGAGCGTTGATGAGAATAGTGAAACTCCCTTGTTGGCTGATACTGCTATGTTACAGCGTGTGAAACGAGTACAGAGCCGTAAGCGACAGATCACCATGATAGAGAAGTGGTTGCGTGAGCGTGATTGGAAACCTTTTGTTGTAGAGACAGTCAATGGGCAGGCGTTTTATGAAGAGTTTGTCAAGTTCGAAAAGGCCAACAACAATGATCGCAGTGATATGAGCCATACCAAGTTTGGTAGAGACATCAAGGATATTGCTATGAACATACCAGGTTTGGAATTGGAAAAGAAAGGAACTAACAAAGGAAATGTGTATAAAATTACATATCAAACAGATGTTAATAGGGATATTGAAGATTAAAGTGAAGGGTAGTGAATGGTTAGTGAAGGGTTGAGACACAAACCATTCACCCTAAAAACCGTGTTGTAGGTGTCTGTATATATATATTATATATTATTTTATTAAAAGTGAATAGTAGTGAATAGTATATAGTGCTATCAACAAATCACTAATTAGTGTTTTATAACTCACTGAAATAACCCTTCATACCCTTCACTACCATCCACTATCAAGAACAAAGGAAATAAAAATGTTTAATTTAATCAAATTACATAGAGCAGTTGAGCGTGCCACCAAAGGTCGAGCAACTCCCAAGGACACAATGCTAATCTTAAGAAATATTGAAGATGCCAAATATTTTGAAGATCTATTTCATAGAGATAGAATAATGGAACCATTAATTAGAGAAGCACAACTTAGAGAAAAAGCAAGGTTGTTAGCAGAATTAAAAAGTCGTTAAAGTTTCGCGGGTGTTAAAGACACACAGAAGGATGCCCAGTGGATGATTTTTTGTCTTTTCCTCTCCACACGAAAAAAAGCCAAATTCTGCCCGCACCTTAAATATTGGTTATGAAACCAGAAGAGTTTAAACAAGCAACAGAGCACTTGATCAAGTGGAACCAAAAATTAGAAAGGCATCAACTGATACCCAGACTAGAAGTGTGTGAGGACTGTTTCCGGACAGTCAAGGCACCCCGGCGTGTGGTATGCGAGCCCTACAGGATGGGCACACCATATGAACACTTCAAACACACCTGTAGAAGTTGTAAGTACATCTTATTTGCGGGAAATGTTAGTAAACGCTAAATAAACTTGAAAAGGAATCATGTCGAGGAAATATCTATGACTCAAGAAGTAAACAGAGACCACGGTGCAGTTGGTCACGGTGGAGCCAGAGCAAACGCAGGGCGCCCCAAAGGCACCGGCAATCGTCTAACGGCCAAGGACCTGTTGGAGCAGTGTGAGAACACATTGGGCAAACCATTCGCCCTCTCCCTAATGGAAGGCTACCGTGATTCAATCTTAGCCGGCGATGCCAAGACACGTGTGACCTATGAAAAGATCATTGTAGACAAAGTGGCTACCACCATGTTGGATGTTGAGGTCGAAGACCGAACTGATCTTGTGGATGGCAAGCGTTCAGCCTTTATTGAAGCAATAAATGCTCTTAAATTACTAAATCCCAACAAAGAAATAAATAATCAAAAGGACTAAACAATGCCTCTAATTAAATCAACAAGCCCAAAAGCATTCAAGAAGAATGTTGGCACTGAAATTAAAGCAGGAAAAAAGCCTGCTCAAGCCGTGGCCATTGCCTATGCCACAAAGAACGCCGCTAAAGGCAAATCAACGGCAATGCCTAAAAAAGGAAAAATGTAAAATGTATACAGGAACTTTCACTCCCAAGAATTCAACCACAGCCCGCAAGCCTGGCAATGACATGAAGAAGAACGCCAGCCTACCTAAGATGGGCAACAACCCAGCCGCTAACCAGCGTGATCGGGGTCTAGGCTTCAACGGTCAAGACAATGGATCCAGCCAAAGAAACACTGCTCAGAAAGGCACTGAGAACATGAGCAAAGGCTTTAGCGATCCTAACAACATTCAGATGAAGCAGATGCCAAACCGTATGGGCAACTACAGCAATCAAAAGGACAACACCCGAGTTCCACCTTGCCAGACTAACAACAACGTAATGGGTGGCTTTAAGAATCCAGACTCAATCAATGTTGGCCGTGGCCCAACCAACGCTGGATCAACTCGCCCTTGGATGCCATCAGCAGGTCAGAACTTCCGCGGTAATCCAGATCAGATTCAAGACCGCCAGCAGTATAATAATCGAGGCAATAAGGACTAATCATGGCAAACATTCCAGCAGGTCAAACCTTCCGCTTTTCAGCAACTAATACTACAAGCACCAGTTATACCGTCACCAGTGATGTTCCTGTTAATGCTTGGGAATTTTTAAATGATGGTTCACAAGCAATTCAAATTAAATTCTTTGTTGGCTCAACTGGCACTGTAGCATTTCCCTCAGCAGGTTCACCACAGTATGACATGTCCATACAACATGGCGCATTACCAACTACAGTCTATCTACCACAGCGTCTAGCCTCAGCCTGTGCGGCCTTAGGTGGATTTACTTCTACCATAAACATCAGTGTTATTTCTGAAGCAGGCACACATGGAATGAACGTAACACCAGTTCAAGTTCCATCAACAGGAGTCTAATATGGCCATTATCAATACAACAGTCTTATCACTAACCAATAGTGTGGTTCAGAATTTATACATCGTTGATTTCCCACAGACCAATGTTCCCCGCATTGTGAGCACAGGAAGCGTAGTTACCGTGGCATTAGACACCGCAACAGTCAGCACAGGAACAAGTGCGTCAGTTAACTTGACCACAGACATTGTGACCCTACAGCCTGGCATCACATTCCTGTTAACAGCCTACGCACAATACGCAGGTAATAACCCCAGTGCTTATCAAATTGTCAATGCCGCAACTGGAGCAGTGTTGGCAGGGCCAAATCCATTTGGCGACACTCTAAGTTATGCCATTACCCCAGCCACAACCACAACGGTTAAACTTCAGGCCTTCACAACGGACGGCAGCAACTGGATGCCACCAAGTCAAATTACCAGCACTGATTTTATCATTCAGGCTGTCAGCGGCTTTACCACTTAATAAGGACACGTAAAATGGATATCCCAAAAATGAAAGAAAATTACAGCAGAGGCCCAACAACAGGCAATGCTTCAGCCCGCAAAGGCAAGCGTGAAGAATTTAAGGCCAGCAAGATGGAGCGTAGCAATCTCGCTGATGAGATCAATGCGGCATTCACCATGCGTAGCCCCACAGCCTTCAGCAAGACTAAAACCACAATTGACGCAACACTGGAAGGCGTTGAGCAAGACGTGAAACCTAAGAAGTTTAAAAAGTAAAGGTCAGTGGCCCACCTTAAGGGCCCATGTTTATCAACGTAATTTGAAAGGAAATGATTATGAAAAAGCCCTCAGGCAAAGACACCAAAGAGATTGACGTTTGGAACGATAGCCCAGACGACACCCCAGCAACCACAACTGTTACACCAGAACCAGAAGTTCTAGAGTTCGATGAACCTTTAGACATGCCTCTGACAGTTGACGCACTAAAACCAGAACCAATTGAATACTCACTAGAAGGACTCAAGGATGACTTCCCCACAGCCCTAGAACTAGAGAAGTTTGTATTTGATGAGACTCGGGTCAGCCTAAAACTAAAAGGCTTAGCACCACAAAAGAAATATGAGATTGCCTTGGCAGTGTTGAGCAATCAAGATGTAGATCCACGCTACATCACAGGCAGCAATCCCTATGTGGACAACAATGATCTAATTCCAGAAGATCCAATCAAGCCAATACCCAAACGTGATCCACGACTGCCACCTGGCGAACCAATGAGCATATTCCATGACATGACTGTGCCACATCCTGACTACAACATGCGAGCAGTTGATGCCAAAGTTGTTTGTCAATTCAAGACCTATGATGATGGTAGCATTTCATATGAGATCATGGGACCATTAGAAAAACAATCATACGGTGAAAAGGTTGACAAATACGG